CGAAAGGGCATCGGGTTAATATTCCCGAACTCAGACACAGAGGGTGCAGTTTCGGCAGCGAATGCGGTAACGCAGTCAAACTCGGAGACGTCGGACAGAATCCACCTCAAGGAGCGAGTGTTGTTAAATACACTGTTAGTATGCAGGCTCCTGATATATGCTTATGTGATTCTCTATAAGAAATAGAGATACCTCTTCCACCTCCATAAATACCAACATTGAACTAGTTTATCGCTAGCATGGAAGCAGTGATAAATACATAGAGTGATCCTGTAACAGAAGAGATGGTATCCATTGTTAGTTCAAAGATTGATTAATCATAATCTTTCACGAGGTATTATTAAGAAGATTAAGCCATGTATAAGTAAGGATATTGTTGGATGAGACTGTTTGGTGACGTCGTACCTTTGTTAGACCCATTGGTAAAGGGGTCTATTCTGAAAGAATAACTATTAAATGCAGGAATAAACACATGTTAAAATGTTTTAATTGTTTATATAGGAGCTGGTCTAGCTCATGTCTAGTAGAGACAAGGATAATATTGTTCAGTACATAAACTCCTGGACGATGTATATTACGGGGTACGTCTGAACATCAGAAGTATAAATGAAAATTTGAGAGCAAGAAGAGATCTCGAAAAATATATTAAGAACAAGTAAGATAAAGATACAAGAAGAATATAGGGAGCATAAAGAAAAGAAGAATATTCTAGAGCAAGGGGCAGATACCTAAATTTATAAAAGAAACATTGTTATTAAAAATATGCTGGTCCTAAAGAGACTTAGGCCTTTCCTTATAAGTGGAATTTAAATAAGAAGAGTGTTGAGAAGAAATAATTAAGGAAGAAAACTAGATTCACACGCTAACTAGACTACAAGTCATTAAACAAGACGACAAAATACATATCTACGTGGCTGCCTTATGGCGCAATAAAAGTACAGTTAACACCAGAAAATAAAATAAAATATAGATACGATAAATGGATAAAATCCAACAAAGGTTCTTATTATGTGATACATGTGAGTTTAAAAAACCTGTAGCGTATAGGATGTCAAGAATGTTGGAGACCACTAGCTTAATAAAACGGACTCCATTAGTTGTTGAATCATAGAGGTCCTATTCGAGGAAAAGTTTTGAGAGAGGCTTTAGAAATGAGAGATATCTAATAGATTAAAGGATTTGTATTCGAGAAAATAACACAGACTAAAGCACATATTTGGAAAAGTTCAAGAAAAAGTTCAACTGCTCAGATTTAGGACAATTTGTGGTATGGATGGTCTGTACCCCTTTCTAAAGGGTAACTTCGTATGATATTATCAAGTGGTCAATAACCTAAAGAAGATGTGACTCACGGTAATGGACAAGTAATTCCGGTATCAGCGCTGTAACATCATGTGGGAAAAAATTACTATTATAGATTGAATAAATAAAGAACTATGGTCATGTGCTAATAGATGAAAACAAAAGCAGGAAAATCTGAATAAGCCCACAGAAGTCTAATTTAATAGCCAAAGAATATGAGATAATTAATGTAGACGCTACATGGAGAAATGCTCTAAGATATAGGCTAGTAAGTATCTTACGCAGATTTACAATAAGGAGACTATTTCAAGACATAATCGGGACAAGCCTTTGTTTTAAAACTTGCCGATGACAATAATGTTCCAAAGAATATGAATATAACATGTCCATATAAAGAAATATAAGCTCCTGCTAAGCTGAGACAGTTGAAAAATATTAAGTTCGATCAGCAAGACTTATAATTGAAGAGACACGAAATTTCGTCCTATGAATAACTAGCCTAAAAGATTAAGAAGAACGGGTACAAAAGAGCTTCATGTATATATGCTCCAATGGGTACAGGAAAATCTACACATTTTATTTTACGTTTCTATGCTTTGGTCCAGGAAAGTATTAACTTAATCTGTCCTAATCGATAAGTAGCAACTGGAATTTACGAATCTTTGGCAAAAGATGCTAACAAGATAGGAATAGAAGGAATCTCTGACAAGATAGTCGGTATGCAAATAGACGGTAATCAAATCATAAGACCAATAACTGTTATGACACCAGGGTACGTCACTTAAGCGAGAGATGGAGCGTGGAATGTTTTTGACTAATTTCAGACGATTCGACATTATAATTTACCATTCTTTGAAAAAGAGACTAATTATTCTAATCTCATCGTAATGTCGGCCACACCGTTTGTGCCTATCTTACAAGCGATGATAGAATCAGGATATATGAAAGAATAAGATATTTATACCCTGCCATCTCTAAGAGTCATAAAACGATGGATGATATACTCAAACGGAGCGATTAAACATGTACCAGCAAGTTTGCCAAATAAGTCGGTCGTATTCTCTACAAAAAAGCCAGATCTGATGTCTAAGAGACCTCCTAATTACATAGGATTGAGAGAGAAATTGATTAACCCTGGAACGAGTCACTTCATAGTACACCCGACAAAAGTGTATGCCTGGAACCCCGGGTGTGATCTCAAATTTGGAGTTATTAATTTTCAGAGACCAATTTGTTCGCCAACAAACACTACTGGTGTGATGCAACTATTATAAGGATATGCTCCATCCGATTAATAGTGTTTCCAAGCCATAGGAAGATTATCGAGAAGCTGTGATGGAATGGGATTCCTCTTTGTGAATGAGGTGGCATCGTATTGTAATTTAAGATTTACTCTACCTCCTGTGTAATAGACGAAAAGGTTTTCTAATTTCTTCTAAGCATATACAGGTATGTCGACACCGGTGATTGTACTCTAGGAAATTGCACCTATTTTCCCTGGATGGATCTATAAAGTAGAAAAGCAAACACTTATCCCTAAATAAGAGTAAGGAGGAGTGAAGATTAAAATAATTAATTGTCCACAAGGTGATATATAAGGATGTGCAGGTATAACGATTATTAATCCTACCACAGTAACAGCGACATATTTTTATAAGAAAGCTCCCAAAGCATAACCTATAGACATGAAAAGGATATTTGTTCGAGGGGTTATTGACAGAACTACCCATAAATATACAAGAACACCAAAGACGTCAAACCCAGGTATCTTCAAGGTATTCAATATAACTTAAAAAGGCTCTAACTATTTCCAACTAATTACTTCAGGAAAAGAATTTTAATTTAACAAGGATCTTTTGATAACTTGTATCAAGTAAACTAGGGGAAAAATGAATTGGTAAAAAAGAACATTTCATAACACGAATAGAGTTATAGAACAAATATTGTATTTTATGGAAAAAATATTATAAATTCCCAAGACAATTTATGTTCAAAAAGATACCCAATTGGAGAATCGCTAAGTATGTGTAGATCTGATTGATTTCGACATAGGCTTTGATAGTCTAAAAGGACAAATAATGAATATTAATAGGGATTTAGCAGTGAAGGATTAGACAGGAAGATATCATGATGCGCAAGCAGTTGTTTACATCCAAAATTAGGCTTATTATATATATTTCCCTGATAAGATACAATATTCATTTTTAAAAAATGGAGTAGAATTCATTCCCATTTGGCAACAGAAGATTCTTTGGATGAATAAGAACATTAATTTCTCATCTTGGGCAGGGGATTATAGGTTATAATAAACGATAATGAGAGATATGCCTAGATTCCGTCCTGATTGGGATTAAATCGAGATGAGCGTAATCGATAAGATTCTGTGCAACAAAGAGGATTACATTCAAGGATGGCCTTAAGCATGCTACTAAGTTCCTAAAATAACAGTTGAACGCTGGAGAAAAATGGTGAAGAAAATGGAATAACTGGACTTTAGTATAGTAGCAACGACGTTTCATTCTCAACACTAAAGGTCTCAAGATACAAGAACTAAATTATGTATGAGTTGCACTTTCAATAAATAATATAACTGTTAGGCCTTGGTGAATCCAAAATGTCGGACAATTCCATAATTCTATCCGAATTATGTTCCGTCAGCGTCTAATTAACAAGTCTTTAAAATGATGAAAACCATACAAAATGATCTCCTTGACATGTCACAATGTAAATCTTCAATGAAAATGAAGGGAGATAGCATTAGACTAGTAAACTTCAATCCTAGTATATTTATGCTCTAAGAGAAACCTGATATGTAAAAGATAGTAGGATAAAGATCAGGCCAGTTTCGTATGGATCTTGTTAATTTAGTATATTCTGAGGTAGAATAAAATTACTGTCGTTGTGCCGATGGAGAAAAACAAGCTGAAGGGATATTCAATATATTTTTCAAATAATTAAAACTGGATTGTTGTTAATCGTGCCTATGTGAAAGAGATATTGAATATATTAAGAGAACCCGAAAATATTCAAAAAGTATTATCAGCTTCATCCAAGATATAAGAAAAATACTATCAGGGAATGCAGAAGTAGAACAAACAACAAAAACGTATTTTGCTAGTTGGATAAAGAATTACTTATAAAAACATCAGAACAGAGATTAGAAATAAAAATTGATTAGAACTTTGATCCACTTCTCTGGATAATAGGCCACAGCTCTCCATTTAAAATTCAATCAGACATTTCCCAATAGACCAGCTACTGTGCTTTAAGCTTTAAGAAGATTCTGTCGAAATATTCTGAATTTATTACGAGAAATAGCATTAATGCCTATTCGATTGCTTTTATAATGTTGTGGTCACAAAAAAAGAGCTTAATAGCTTCTATATGAGAATTAATAAATTGTCAAACTTAAAGAATTGAGGAAAATGACCTCTAATGCGAACATCTATTTACGATCTGGAGACTTGGAAGCATATCCTATTATTAAACCTTTGAATTGTCCTAGATTGTTGTAAGAGAGACCAAGAAACTGTTTCACAAAAAATACTCCAGCTGTAGGCAAAATGGAAGATGTCTTGCAAGAAGCTATAGCAGCAAGAAGAATGTAAGATGTTCAAGTGAATTCGACAGGACACATTTCAGCATAAATAGCAAGATCTCAAGCAACAATTGATATTTAGTTATAACACAACAATAGCCCTTGCCTTCTTATCGGAGCAAGTAAGTATCAAAATAACGGAGCAGTGATCATGGTTAATTAAGATTACACCAGAATATTCAGATGCAACAACCATATTCCATCATATGGAATTTTTGCTAGATTAAAAATAAATGGAGTTGATAGACTAAAAAGAACTTTGGATTTAATATAATTAAAGCCTGAATGGATGTCAGTAAGAGACAGTTTACATGACCCCAGATCTTGGTATGCTCTCTTTTAATTATACAACAAATGTGTAAATCTTAAGAGCTGTTAGATACTTACTTTCATGCCTTTAGTGTATAAGAACACTAACCATTCATTCTCATCAGGCTGTTATACGATATAAAAATCTGATATAGATTAATGGGTCCTAATGACTATGACAATGGGAGGGTAGCAAAATCATACGTAAATGATGCCAACCGTTAAAGCATTACGAAGGATGGCTTTTCAATATGGAATGCAGATTATACCCCATACATATCTGTATTCTGATAATCTAGTGTATGTCCGATTAACTATAATAAAGAATGGAAGAGCTCCATATGGATAATAACTGAGTTATTGCAACAATTGGGGGGGTATTATATATGATTAGCAAGGAAAATGCCATTTACAATCCACGTCAACTCAAAGGTAATTAATAAAAAATTTGAAACATCCAATGGCTCGAAATCAAGTTTTAAACGGAGGGTACCAAGAAAATTTTGTCGACAGAGACATACCCGTTAAGAATTTTGATTATTACTAATAAAATGGATGTCTTTCAAGAATCGTTGATTGGGTAACAGGTGCTGAATAAAATAGAATAAGACGAAATGATATAATAAGATATTTACATGTCCATGGAAATCAAGGCGTTGTATAAGGAAATAAATTCTAGAATTTGATAACTGCCGAGTCATCATGGATCTAGAGAATGCGGAAATTTATAATGAGACTTACACCAATCACTAATAGAATTATAGCAATTGCCACATCCAGACACGTATTGTTACCTGAAATAGAAGATTAGGAGATCCTACAGTCTTAAAGATGTTACAGAAAATGGTAATTAGCATATAACAAATATGGGAATGAAGTGACGAGAGAACACATCGGACTTACGGCTAATATAGAACCAGGCAATAGGGTCCATGCATATTTTAATAATGAAATAACGGAAGAATTGATGGGGATTCCAGCAAGGTTGTTAATTAGAATAGCTGGCGCTTAAATTGGTTTTGTAATAGCAGGATTTTCTAACAATAAGCTAAGAAGTCAATTGGAAAGCTTTCCCTATGTATATAAACCATTTTTAATTAAGTCAACAACCCATTCATAATACCCAAACTATTTAGATAATTAATGGTCAACTACATAAAAAGCTCCTCCTAGTTATCACATAGACGAGAAAAGATGGAACTAATTTCTAAAGGGAGGATACAATAGCACAGTTCTTTAATAGCTGTAATTCTATTTAGGGGATACATTGTTCAAAACAGGGGAAATGCCAGATTACAGAACAGTAACTCAGTATTGCAATTGCACCATCAAGAAGTCAACATTATTGAGAATCAGTTCTTTTAATGGTCTTACAAAATTACAACAGGGATCAATGTAGAATTGTCCAGTAAATATTCTTTATGCTCTTTGTAATAGACAAGCAGGAGCTAAGGTCTCATTGTAAACAAATATTGGTCTACAATTCGCTAACTATACTTAATGGTTCATACAGAACGTTATAGATGACATGTAAAGTAAAGGATTTTCAGTACAATTCACTAACGAGAATATTTAATAATATTTAGCCCATGTTAAAGAAAAAGATGCTTATAAAGAAAAGAAATATAGATAATCATTCTATAAGAAATTAGATATAAGTAAAGATAGATTTTCATTATTTGTAAAAACGGGATAATATCATACTCTATGGGCTTAAGGAGATTATGACAACAAATCGGATACAAAACCCAGGCTAATAAATTGTCCTAACTGGACTGTTCGTTCTAGATTAGGAATGGTATCATATTTTGTCCTAAAATTTATGAAAAATAATTATTAAGAATTCTTTCTAGGGAAAACGTATCAAGACGTAGTTGAATCTTTTGGTATTATGAATTAATATCCTTGGACTTACTAGTCTGATTTCTCGCAGTACGATTCAACAAATAATTTCTTCCTCAGAACGAGTACGGACTAACGATTTTTCACATAATTAATAAAAAGGAATCTTATTGAATTGTCTGATATATCTCCTTAGTCTGACTAATTTTTTCTTAGTAACGTACGATCAAAATTCAAGTTAGAATGTAAACAAATTAGAGGAAAAGGATCGATTCATGGTACTACTTCAAGCGGGCACTGTACAGCTACAACTCTTATGGGGACTTTCCGAAATTTATTATACCATACATTCTCTATCTATCGACATCAAGAATATTTAGGAATGTAGTATATAGAAAGTGTGAACAGAGATCTGTACGGGAACCCATATATGATACCGTATTCCTTTACCTAATTTTTGAGACTAATAAGGGAAAAACAAAGGATGAGGTTCGCAGGTGATGACACAGGAATTTGTTTCAGAGAACATGCAGATGCTTTATTATTCAGAACCTACATGTAAGAAATATGCCATAGAAGGAATTAGTTGGTGACACATGGTCTTGGATTGATTTTAAAAGGAACAAAGATTGATTTCCAGCGGATTAACATCTTATCCAGAACTATAGGTTTGTGGAAGGGTCAAGCAATTATGGTACGATTAATAGATAAAGTAATCTTGACTAATTCGACGTGTTCTTCAAAATTAACATTTGATTAAGGAAACTTCTTAGCGGCATTAAGCCATACATCGTTTTCTAATGATCCATTAAGTAACAAGATGTCTTAATTGCGTTTGTCGATGGTCAAAGATTACGTTACATAAAACTAAACCATGAAAAATTAGTTTCTGAAATAGAGAATCTACAAATTGGGATCAAATAAATATATTGACTATGATCAACTATCCTTCCTGTATAATGTGCCCCGGAAAAAATTGGAAATGCTCATATAAACGATGGATCTTAGCAGTGATGGTATATTATACATGGATTTATCCCTATTATAGAGACCTGCTATGAATAAGGAGAAGTACGGATTAGGATTTCAGAGTTTTCTTCACAAGCGTTACACTTCTTAATTATATAGTGGGTATACTGGATTACTTCAAGGAGACGGTTTCTTATATAAAATCGACACCCGATAATAAGCAGTGAATAAAAGAAAAAATAATAGTTTCATTGGAAAGATTTACACATTTACTAAATCGTTAGCAGTCAATCGATAAAAAGTGAGAAAATAGAATTAGAAACAGATGAATATCACATTTGAGAAAGTTCAAAGCAAGATTAATATGATACAAATGAACTAGTTTGCCCTTAGAGTTCATTGTCAATATACCGCTTCTCAAGTAATTAAACAGCAATTATTACGAGCTGGAATTGAGCCCAATCCAGGTCCATTCATGATTCTATAAACTCAAAACGAATGTGTGTAATAATAATCTTAACCACCGCATTCCAATGCTATAAAATTCGGGGATACTAGAAAATTGTCTCTAATCGTATTCACAAGTTGATGAACTTCAGAAATCATCTATAACAGTGAACTGTTTGACGTGATTCAATATGGATCCGGTTGCAGCACCGTAGAAAGCTGATATAATGATGAAATCATTTGACTCGATTCAATAAGAATCATTCCAGGTCATGCTGATGCCTTTCCGAGGAGAAAGAAGAATCCACTCATGTTTAGAGAGGGGATTAGGGCACTACACATGTTATTTGTGTCCTTCTGAGGAATACTCAGAAAAAGGGGAGCAATGCTCTGGGCTTCAAACCCACTATT